ACCGGCGTTTGTTGCTGTCTGGTCTTTTATCTTATTGAAAAAACCAAAGCGTTCGAAGAAAACAGAAACGGACATTTTCACTATTGCAGAAACGTCTATCTGCGCTTTAACGGTAATCTTTTTAGAACACCGCTTTGAGTCGTTTTCTGTTTCTGGTGAAACTTCTTCTGCTTCGATCTCTGCAAACTTGCTTCCTGATGGTGGATAGTAATTAAAAATATCTAGCGGGTTTTCGCAGAAGTGGAAACCACTATTGCAAAGTTTTACTGCTCCATCGTGTTCGTATGTTTTGCCGACTTCAAATTGAAAGTCGCGGCACTTCATGTCTTTATCGAATCCTTTATAGCCCTTCATATCGTTCTCCTTTTTAGTGTTTCCTTTTTTCCTCTTATTTCGCCTGCGCTTTATGCTTCTGCTGAAATTCCTTTTCCCTGATCTCGGCTTCTTTAAGTTCCGACAGCAGCGGGTGGTCGGGGCACAGTTCGGTTAAGTCTCCAACGGCTTTTTTGAATCGCTTTTTTGATTCTTTCAAAACCTTCTCGTGAAACCCGGCAAGTATCTCCCGCATTAAGGACTTAAATAGGTTTGGGTTATAGTCACTATCGCTGTCGATATGTTTTATGCCTGCTGTTATCCCAGAAAACACAGGCAGTATGTCAACAAGACGTGGGTTGTACGTCATTTGGAATATTACTGTCCGCAGTTGCTTGATGATCAGGACGTTTTTCTCTATCTCTTGTATTTGTTTATATTCGATGTTCATCTTTCCTTCTCCTTTTATTTAGCGTTATTTTTAATCAACAGCTTGATAACCTTTTCAAGTATCGTTACCAGATCATCAACATCGAGTCCGTCCGCTCTTTTTTCCGGCTCTTTCCGAGAGGGGAAACGGGCTTCCAAATCAGCAAGTATTGAGTCGGTAGCTGACACCACGGCTAGACACACTCTGTGCCGTATCAAACGACCGAGGTAAAACCCTCTTGGTGTTAGGCACATAGTACCGCGCTTAGTTACTTGTACACACCCTGCGTCTATCAGTTGCTGTGTGTACAGTCTGCCGTTTAACGAGTCGTTAATCTCTGTGCCGTGCCTGTGTATGTGTCGCAGTATTTCCCAATGGAACGGTGTCAGTGTGTCAGTCTCTGTGTCGTTTGGCCCGAATTGTTTTTTGTTTTTCATATTTCCTTCTCCTTTTATTTAGCGTTATTTTTAAACCTATTTTTCCAGTCCGTCTAGTTCTATTTTTACTTTTCTACTTGTTTCCAAAAATAATGATCGCCTATCTTTTTAGTAACGCGGCACTTCTTAAACCATTTTTGCGTTTTGAATATTCTTATATCAGAAGCATTGCCCCATCCGTCCGCGCCGTCTGTTAGGTTGGAAGTCTTAGACATTTGCCACGCCCTCGTAGCGTCTGCCAGAGTCTTTGCGCTGTATAATTTCTTGACCACGCGTGGAGCGGATACCCCATAGATGCCTTTCAGGCTTCCACGCTTGCGGATTACCTCGCCAACGGCAACCATTCCTTCAAGCGGCTGGTTTTCGGCTTCGCCGATTATTGCCGCGATAGCTTGAGAGTCGGTGTATCGGACTACGGCAGCCGGGGCGGGGGCACAAGACGACAACGCGGCGAAAACAAGCAGGGGTTTAAATAGTCGTTTCATTTCTATATTTCCTTCCATGCTTTTTCGGCGATTTCGTATACTTCCCCGGCGATTGCCAAGGCTTCCAAGTCCTCGAAGTCCGCTATAGAGTCGTTGAATAAGTCTGAAACCTTTAGGGACATAGCCGCGAAACGCTCCAGCGGGTTGTCAGACGTTAGCACCGGCGCGGGGGTGTTCTTGTTAGTAAACCATGCTTCCGCTTCTTTATCGGCCAAGCCCTTTAGTTCCTTGAGGGTGTCCCGGATACGCTCTAAGTCGGGCCGGATGTCGTCCGTTACCGGGTAATCGTTAAATATCGCCCCGATCCGGTCGCTGGTGCGTTCCGCTTCCGTAAGTGCTTCCAATAGCAATCGCTCGCGGTTAGTCGTCGGGCCGGTGTGCTTGATTTCTTCGATGTCGTGGGTGTCTAGGTAGTTCATGATTTCAGTCTTCCTTTCTATAATATTCGTTTCCCGTTCCTTTTAGTGCCCGACCTTTCGCCGCCTTTTTAGCCTTTCGCCGGTCGGCCAGTTCCCGGCTTACCGCCGCCGTGGTCAGCCCGTACAGCTGAGCCGCTTTGTATACCGCCAACCCGCCTTCCCCGGCGCGGAGTCCGTCCGCCGCTAGGTCGGCTGCTCTTTGTAGTGAATTCACGGTCGGCCCCCTTTCGCCGCCCTTTTTTCTTTGCGGTCGCGGTCGCGTTTCAAGTCGTTTTCGCGCCGGTGCTTCGTGTCCGTCCTTACCCGCTTATGTTGGGGTATCTTTTCAAAGCGCGGCGCGTTTTCGAGTCTGTCTAATGATTCCATTTTTTCCCCTTAGCGGTTAACGGTGAATGATTACGATCCGTGTGTTCGTGCCGGTAGTGCTTACTTCCCCGGTACCTTGGAAAGTCCCTTCCGGCAATTTTTCCGAAGAGCCGCCGACCGACGACAACCAAGCGCGGAACTCGGACGAGCGCGAGTCCGTCCTAAAAAAGACACCCTCGGACATGATCGCAACCAGTCGCCCGCCGTCCTTTAAAAAGCCGTAAGCGTGCCGGACGTGATCCGCGTCCTGTCCCCCTTCAAAAGGTGGATTTAAAATAACTCGGTCGAATCTAAGCCCGCTCCACACCGGCCCCAAGTCGGTAAAATCTTCTTCGGTTACTTGGTGTCCTTTCATCCGTAGAATCTCGCACAAAGCCGGGCGCAATTCAATACAAGTCACCCGCCCGCCCGCGTCCCGCGCTGCGTCGGCCAAATTGCCGGTTCCCGCGCTCGGTTCTAGTACTTCATCGCCGGGGCGGATGTCCGCTTCTTCAATCATCCGCGCCGCTAAGGTCGCCGGGGTAGGGAAAAAGCCGGGGATGCGGCATCCGGTCAAGTCTAGGATTTTATCCTTTATCTTTTGAGCGTTCCGGCGTTCGGCTTGTTCGGGGGTTTCCCCGGCTATTAACGCTTGAAGCGCGACGGCGGGCGGGGTCGAGTCCCGAAAGCGTCCGGTGTCCGTGATCGAATAATAACCGCCCGAATGGTCTTTGATCGTAGTCACGGCCTCAAGAACCGCCGCTTTGCTGGTGTAGCCTCGGAGAATGTCCGGCAAGGTGCCCGCGTCTGTCCCGTCCGCCAAAGCCCGCAAAGCCCGTTGTGCCCGTTCCAAGTCGTCGGCCTCTAGTATCCGCGCCCTGTATTGCAAAGTCCTTTTCGGGGTCGCGTTTTGGTTCATTTCACGCCGCTTGTCGTTGATGGTCGCCGTTAGTCCGTCCGCCGCCGCCCGGAGCCGGTCGGCCTTGCTGGGTGACGGGGTCGGGGTCGGGGCGGTCGGGGTCGTCCCGTCCGGGGTCGGTGGCAAGTCCCAGCCCGATATACCCGCCGCGAAAGCCGCCGCCGCTTCTGGTGTTTTAAAAGCGAACCCGCCCGGCGTGGTGCCCCATTGCCGGGAATACCATCCGCCGCCCGCCTTGGCTTTTTCGGTTAAGGCGCGGAAGTCGTCCGGGCTTACCCGGTCGGCAAGGATAACGATCCACATTTGAAAATTTTTCTTGGTGTGCCGGTGTTCCTCGATCCGGCAGCCGCCCGCCGTTACGGTCGGCGCGGTCGAGCCGGTCGAGCCGGTCGGCGCGGTAGTCGCCAAGTCTTCAAAAACAAGCAGCCATTTATGATCCGCTGGGACATAGTCCCGCCGAATAAACGCCCCCTTGCCGGTCAAGTCGGTTTCTGCTAATTCGTTCCGGGCCATCCGGTCGGCGTGCTGATCCTTTTGCCAATCGGCCCCGAAAGAATCCCCCAAGTCCGCCCGGATGTTATCCCGTACCGAGTTAAAGTCGGTATAATCTCGGCTCGTGTTGAGGTATTTAGTCCCGCCGAAAAGGGAAGTAAAAGCGCGGGCGGTCGGGTCGTCTCGGTAGATGTCTTCCATCCCGTCAAAGTGCCCGCGGGAATACTTGCCGGTAATGGTTTGCACGGCTTTTTCGGTCGGGCCGTTAGTCCACTTAACCCGGACATTATTCCCCATAGAATAGCTTTCCGACGTAACGGAAAACTTAATGCCGGGGAAAGCCTTTTTCAATTCGTGCCGGATGTTCCGAGCCGCTAGGGTTTGGTCGGCGTGCTGTCCCGGCTCTACCGGGGTCAAGTCGGGGTGTTGAGCCCGGAAGGCTTCCCGCTCTGTGTTTTCGGCGCGGGTCGCCGCCGCCCGTTCCGCTTCCCGTATCTTGTCGACTTCGGCGCGTTCCACGGCAGCCGCCGCGACTTGTTCCGGCGTTTGCCGTTCGTCGGATACCGGGCGCGACGCTTCCAAGGCCGGGCAAGCCGCAAGGCAATCCGCTATAATAGCGCGGCAATTGGTGCCCGTAATGGTGCCCGAATAACGGGCGTGGATAGCGTTATAAACCGCCGCGACTTCTTCGAAGTGTGTCGCTTCTTCGGGCGTGTCTTCCCCTAGGGTGGAGATAATCATGTCCCCGTAATTCCGGCGGACTAACGTCCCGCCCCCGGCGCGGCGTAGTTTAGTGAGTGCTTTTTCCGTGTCGCTAGTCTGGCGGGGCCCTGCTTCGGTCGTGTATTTGTTCAATGGTGTTTTGTTGCTCATTTTGTTTTTCCTTCGGTTAGTTATTAGCATCTAAAAAGGCGGTATTCCGCTCGTTGTATGTTGCCTGAGCAAACACCCGACACTGTTTATTCGTCCCGTGCGCCGTCAAATAAGCGCGTATTTCTTTCACTTCGGATCGGGTAAGGGTGTGCTTCCCCTTTGACAGTCTGTGTATAGCGGGCAAGTTTCCGTTAGTCTGGATGGAGTACCCCCGCCCGCTTTCGTTGCCGGGGATTGATACGATTTTATTTCCGTTCAAGTCTCGAGAGATTTTAATTTGCATCTTTTCCTTCTTTCTTTCTTTTTTAGTTGCCGGGGAAAACGCCCCGGCGCTGGTTTTATATTCAGGAAACGCGAATCGGCATTAAAACGGACAACGCCCCGCCCGCCGCCGCGAATAAGCCGGGTGAAAGGTTATCTTGAAGCGACAGCGCGTCCGGGCCGGTCTTCAATATGTCGCTTAAAAAGGGCAAGCTAAAAGCGATAGTTAGTGCGTCGGCGGGAATGTCCGCGCCGGTTTCCGGGTGTTTATCCCGCGCCCGCCATACGCCCGCCGCGCTTGCCAGTGATCCGAATTCGATAGCGGTTTTTTCGAAGCCGGTTAGGCAACTATTTAAAACCGCCGTCACCCGCCCCGCCGGGGTGAAAGTCAGATAAACCGTATCGGCGTTGTTGTCGGAATCATTTTTCCTAATGTGTTTGCGTACCGGTTCCAAGGTTTTAAAAGCCGCTAACCACGCCGCCGCGTTGACCGGTGTTTGTACCCGGAGCCAGTCCGGGTTTTTATTGTCCGGGATAACTTGGAGATAGTTCGGGTAAGTCCCCTCGATTTCCTTGGTTTCTAATACCGCCCCGCCCGCCGCCCCGCCGGATAGGTCGAACGCGAAAGACGTGCCAAAAAGAGCCGCCCCTTTTTCATCCGTCCCGGCGTGGTGTTTCAAGATATTGACCGACACCCCCGCGCACGGTTCCATGCCCGCCGCCGCTTTAATTAGTACCTTTACGGCGGAGGATCGTACAACCCCCGCGAAAGGCGCCCCCGCTCCGCCGTCGATCGTAACCGCGTGCAGCCGCCGCCCGTCCGTGGATACAATTTCCACCGGCCCGCCGTCGATCCGCCGCCGCATAAATACCCCGTTCAAGATATACCGGGTTTCATCCGTGGAAGCCATAGGCAGCGCGTTGCCGAGTACCCGCAACAAGTCCCCCGCTTTAAATACGGCAGCCGGGGTGATGTCAACCGGGGCCGGTACCGGCGGGAAGTCTTCCAAGGTGAAAGCGTTATCCCTCACAAGTTCGCCGGATAGGTCTAAATAAATACCGTCGTCAAGTACCCCGCCCGCCGCGTTAACCGGAGCCGGGAAAGTCAAAAGGTTTTCTAAGTCCATACAACGAGCCCGCCCGCCTTGGATAGCGTAACGGGATAAAATAGGGAGCGGGGATCTAGTAGGCATAACCCCTTTCGCTAGGGTTAAAGGGTTAACGGCTTTAACGGCGCGGGCGCGGGATTTAACCGGGGCCGGTTGACAAGTCGAACAAGTCGAACAAGCCAGCAGGTCTAGTAGTCCTTGTAAGTCCGCCGGGGAGAATTCCCCGCCCGCTATGGTTACGGATTGCCGGTCGAATATCGCTTTTTTAATGTTTATTATAATGGTTTCCGGCTTATATTTAGTTGCTTCGTTTTGCATGGTGTTTCCTTTTCTTTTAGTTTTTTGGTTGTTTGGTTCGGTTCGGTTCGGTTGATCTAGGCCCGCTTAAAAAATTGTAATCCGCTTGCCAGATAGTTTTCGAAATTTCCCGTTTTCGTGTTTTTGAGTCTCATATATACCGCGTCAAAAGGACGGTAAAATTCCACGAATTCAAATACCCGGCAGCCGGTTATATGTTCGATCCGCTCGCCTTTTGTGAGTTTGTCTTTGATAGACAGTCTTTTAGTGTTGGCTTCAATAAATTTCCATTCAGCGGAACAATCAAGGTTATTAATAATCCAATGCCGCGCGTCTTCCATGCTTTCCGCTTTGAAGTGGACTTCGTTTCCTGCCATGTAGCCAGATTTAACAAACGCTTTATATATTCTCATGGTTTCCCCTTTCGTTTTTAGTTAACTTCTATCATTTCAGCCATTTTGACAAGACATACCGGAGCTATCGGCAAATCACAAACAAGCGCCATTAGTGCCCTGTCCCCGTTGTCTTCGTGCATTGTAAACCGTGCGTTGCTTTCGGCTTCGTTTAACGGTTCTTTGTATTTGTATACTTTCATGGTGTGCCTTTCCGTTGTACTAGTAGATTGTGTGCACCGGAGCCCCGCGCTCGTATGCTTCATGCTCGGCCTGTGCCGCCGTGCATTTTCCGGCCAGTATCTGGCGGCAATCGGCATATGGTATACGCCGATATTTACCGGTAACCGCGCAATCCGTGCCATAACAAGCACTCATCAGGATCATGCCAAAATGCCTAATATACAAGGCATTGTAACCAGCTGAAACCAGTTTATCTTGTAGTTTTTTACCTTCGTTCACTTTTCGCTCCTCCTCTTTCCTTATTTGTTTTCGCGTGCCCCGCTTGTGTCTATGAATGAGAAGCTATACTTTCCCTAAATCGGGCGCAACATAATAATCAATTATTTTTGTATATATTTTTTATCGCGTGTAAACCCTTAATAAACAAGCTTTTATATAAAGGTAATAAAAGCCGCATCTATGATAAATCCCTACTTTATAAGTAATTAATCGACAAAAAGGCCATAAAAACCTATTTATATTTCTATAACAGGCAATTAAGGTTTCAAAAATCGTAAAAAAGTATTCCTTGGCCGATTCCCCGCTGCGGAAAATCTTTCGCAGAAAACTTCTTTGCGTTTTTTAGGATTTCGATAAAGTAGACCTTAATCAAAAAGTAATGATTCTATTGGTTGATATTAGTGTTATTTTTCCTGAAGGGTATAAAAGCGCTTTCGATTTTCTGCATCTATGATTAAATTCTTTGTCAGAAATTAAACTCGAGGTATAGTCAGATATGCCTAGACTTTTAAAGGTTACCCCTAAATCTTATAAATACTTGCTCAAATACTTTAAAAGCTGTCCGAAAAACCCTTTATTTTTAATCATGAGTAATTCGTTAACCTTTAACCGGGACGGGTTATGGCTACCCGATACGATTAAGGGGCAGGATAACAACTAAAAGGGATCAAAGGGATAAACGGTATTAAGCGGCCACTGTCGGCGGATCGTTTAAACGGTATTAAGCGGCAGGATAACCCTTACCATAGCCCTTCCGCCCTTCGTGCCTTGGTACGATCACAATTAATTAGGACGCGAGCGCGCGAAGCACGAACCGTGCCGGGAAAGCATGAACCGTGCCAAGCGGCTACGTGGCGAGTTTGGGGAGGGGACACTCCCCTTGCTAATAACTCCCGACCCTCTTTTTTCCCGGTACTCTTTTCTCACCGGGACTACTTTATCCCCGCGCTAAAGGGAACCTTTATCCCCGTACTAAATTCACACCGCCCCCTTAAAAATCCCCGCCCCTAAATTTTCGTCTGGACTTCCCCTCCCCTTAGTTTATTGTACGGGCGTATGGATTTACCAACAACGACAACCGAACACCCTCTTCCGGACTACGCCGCCATAGAGCGACGGGCTTCCTTGCCGTCGTCCCTGACACTTGCCGACGTGATGGAAGGGATTGTCCCGAATGGTGCTTTTGCTTCCGGGGGCTCCGGCGGCTACGGCGTTTCGGACTTGCCAGAATCAATCGTAGGTATCCATCAAAGCGGCGCGTTGCCGATGTCGGCTGCTGCCTTTCGGGACTTCAAGCGACGGACTTCCTTAAAGTTGTTAACGTCCTCGGTGACGCTGGACACCAAGACACTCGAAGACACCAAGGGCTACCGGATACGGGCGGCGTACCGGCTGGTATCGGCACTCGCTCGATGTACCGGCCTTTTAAACGGGTCGATGATGCTGTCTTCGGCGATGTCTCCGCGAGCCGAACTTAACCGGTTCGATCCTTTTTACTTGCCGCACACCTCACCAATCGCTACGGGCATCCCCGGCACACGGGCGGTCGGGTCTATCATCAACGCTTTAAATAACTCGCCGTACCCGTCCACCTTTAGAATCGAGGGCATCGAAACGCCATTGACCGGACTGACGTACTTACCGCCGCCGATAGCCGACCTACATTACACCGAAGCGGGCATTACGTCGTTCGAGGCGATAGAACAACTTCGATCCGCCGGGTACCCGCCGCCCGGATACGCGCCCGAAGACGACGCTAATTTATGCTTGTGGCTCGACGCGATGGAATATTTGTCATACTTCCTTGGACTTAACAAGGGAACCTTGACCGAACCCCAAGCCGGTATCTACGGCACGCTGGGTCTTTTCTCGGCTAAGACGGCGCGTGTTTGTTGGCCGTGCGCTGACGACCTGTTAAATTACGAAGTGGAACTCTTGTTTTACGTCGGGGACTTCGTAACCCGTCGCGTTCGAGCTTCTTTAGACAAAACGCCGGAACTATTAGTGCAGGACGAATTCGGGTACACGCGATCCGAAGCGGTATTGTTGTGTAATACAGCCGGTGCTTTCATGTCCTACGTATACGCCGACGACCCGGAAACGATGCGGGCGAAGGAAATCCAGCGGCTCGAAACTATTTCGGATCGGTGCGTAGACGCAGGCGACCCGCGAGCGGAGTTCGCCGTCACCAAACACAAACACATGATGATGGGCTTGACAAGACTCGCCGAAGGTGAAAGTATGGCGGCATTCAGAGACATGGCGATAGATGCGGTCTCGGAAAAAAGAGCGGAAGAAGACCCGCTGTTAATGGAGTAGGTAGTACAATAGAACTTAACCGGAGGAACAAAGATGTCAACAGCAGGATCTCTAGCCTTTAAAAAACGGCTCGTCTTAGACGGGCGCGAGCAACGCGAACAAATCATCGTAGACGCAAGCGCGACTATCCAGTACATCGCTTCGTCCTTCCCCGGTGCCGACCCGACCGAGGCGGTTTGGCTGTGCCAGCGCATAGAAAGCACAGGCACGGAATACCCGTTCGTTAAGGTAGTTCAAACATACCCACTCGGCGACGATCCGGTATTAGCAATCCCCGGCGAAGACGGCGCGGGACTCGCGGCACTTTTCGCTGACGGCGACTAAAGGAGAAACACAAAATGATTAAGAAACTTTTTATCGGTGCTTTACTTTTTATCGGTCTCGATCGCGGCGCGTTCGCCGCCATTAGTCAAGGCGACATCGCCGCTAACAACCTGTTAAAATACGCCCCCGGCACACAACCCGGCGACGTGTTGGCCATTACCCGCCCCGGCGTAGCTGGAACGGCCACGAACGTAGCTACGGCGGCACAGCTCGCCGACTTACAAGGGCAGATTGACCTTTGGGAAAACCCCACAAACGGGATAACACAGGCGGCGGCTGATGCGCGATACCTGATTTCTGGGGTGTTGCTAGAAAGCAATGAAACATACACGGCTCATGCTACCGTACCAGGAGCGTATGCGGCGGCGGTGTCTGGTAACAACATCCTTATCGGAAAAGGGGTCTACGAAATAGGCTACCTAACTCTGGATAAGCCGAGCGTTGGTTTTTTTGGCAAAGGCGCAGACCTTACAACGCTTCACGGCGCGATAGCATTGGCAACAACCTCCGTATCAAATACGATTGAAAACCTTACTCTGTTTAACGATACCCAAGCCTATACAGATACGCTTGTTTCCAGAATGGGCTCAACGAATGAAGCATCACTGAGGATGGTCAATGTGGATATAGTATCAGCAGTATCTAACATTAACAGCCTCATTATGGGGGTTTCTGGCAATGGCATATATCTCGAGAACGTAAACACGCGAGCAACTGTATATCCGCACGGACACAACTTTGTTTTAATAGGAGCGGCAAATGCTAGGGTTGTTGATTGCTCGTCAAACGGAGATTCGTGGAACGGTTTATATATAAAATCGGACAGCCGTAGCAAAGGCGACACGTATAATGTGTTTGTTAGCGGATTCAACGGAATAAACGGCAATGGGTTATTGATACAATCGGCTGGCACAAATTCAGCAATAAGCAACATAACAGTAGTTTCTTCATCGTTTGATCGTGGCGTTCAATTCGACAGCGACAACCCGATAAGCAACACGATCAGCAACGTGGTCGTTGATGTTTCATGCAGAGCTATGTCTGTACCGTTACAGATAACGCTGGCAAAAGTACTAAACACCACTATAAAAATATCTGGCGACGTAGCGACAACAAACAGCGTCCATGTTTCGTCAACAGAGCAGTTAGGCTCAAACTATAAATACACCTTGGACGTTGTGTCACCGCTTGGCGTTGCTACGCTGTCCGATTCTGTTTATACGTTTTCAGCACAGTCCGCTTCGGTTTCGTCTGGCACAGCCACAAATAACTTACGAGCTATAGCATCGACCAATGGGGCTTTGTATATCGTGACGGCAACTAATTTTGAGTGGAAGGTTGCAAACCTGTATTCGAACAATCCGGTATGGGTTGAGTCTGGCACAGCATCAGGCGTTTATAGGCTTCTGTCGTGGGGAACGTCTGGAACAAATGATAGCCCTGTAGTTGGTGCGGTTGCGGGAGACTTTTACGCAACGTGCGAGCTTGGTACTTTGGCAGATAATACAAACTTCACCGCATCGGTAATAAGACCCGGAAAAGCGGTTGCAATTCTTGAAAAATCGTACAGTGGAGTAACGGCAATTTCGACGCTTGTTAAATCCGCGACGAAGTATCTAACCGGAGGGAACGTATCGTTTATTGAGACGTACCAAGGAATACTCCTAACAACGCCACCAACCGTTAACGTATCCTCGGCGCAAGAGACTGTTAAGTATGCTGGAATAGGGTCGCACCGTGCGCGGTTTGTTTTGTTTGGAGGCAAGGCTTATCTTTGTGTTTTTGGAGTAGTTTCGTCCATCGACGCATATACTCCGGCTGTATGCGATAACCCAAAAGTAAACGTAGAACTCTACAGCGAGTTTACAGGCATTTGGTTTAGGAAAGTGGTAGGCCTTGAATAATAACCAGTCAGCAACGCCTATCCGCGAAGATGAAAGTTATTCAGACTTTCGCTTGAGGATTTGGCAGGAGTTTGGACACTAATGAACCGATGCATATTTAACTCGAACCAAGAGCAAGAAGCCTACGAAGACGACAGACGAACAGGCGGCGCGGTAGTCTTGGTTGTCGCGTCTTTTGTCGTCTTGGTTGTCAGCGTAGTAATGATTTTAGTCGAACTAGCAAACGGAAACACCGTGCCTTAACAGGCCATAGCCACAGAAAGAAAAACTAACCATGCCTTTAACAACGAACGAAATAGATCAAATATCAGACGCGATAACAGCCAAGCTCAGAGAAGGACATGCTTGCCGATTTAATGACGACGAAGCCGCTGTGGTACATGGTTTCCGTAGGGCGATGAAAGAGCATCAAGCCGGTGAAAAGGAAATCTTCATAGTGATTCAGCTTGGTAAAAATCTGACTGAGTTTGTTGAGGGGCTTTCCAAGAAGGTGCTGTGGATAATTGTTGGCGGTGCTTTGTGTATCGTTTGTGGCTTTGCCTCCGGCTGGAAGTTTTGGGTTTTTAAATGACCGACACCGAAACAATTTGCGTTTGTGTTGCGTCTTGTTGGACGGCATCCATGACGGTGATCGGCTATTGGCTCAAGAAGCGCAAACAAGTGTCCGTAATTAAGACCATAAAAATAAATGTTGAAAGCGACGGGACCAAAAATGACTGAACGCGACATTCAATCCATCCTTGGTTCCGCTAAGCCGGGCGACGTTCTCCATGTCAGGTCTAAAACCTTTTTTGGCTATTGGATTCGCCGGATGTTGTCACTTGGTTTAAATCGGTGCTGGGGCAACCACAACGCGCCTGTTTACCACGACGAAAACGGACGTATGAAAATCCTTCAAATTGAGGCTCCAGCCGCACACGAGATGTCGTTGAGTGACTACTTGCACCAAACACACGAGAAGGGCGGACGGGTGCTTTTGTTGCGTCCTGACGTGCTTTGCAAACGGCGTTCCCCGAAGCAAACCGCTGGAGTTCAGTACGCCACGGAAAGATGGCGGTCGATGATCGGCATGGAGTACGACAAACGCTCTATCCGTATGTTTGCGAGGATGGTGTTCCGCAAGGCCGCGCATATCGAAGAGAATGACAAAGAGCGGATGTACTGCACCGAAGGAACACTCGACGCGCTGATATACAATCCTCATCTTGGGTGGGCACCGGACACACTCAAAAACGAGCAGTACCCCGCGCCTATACACGTTGAACACCTTCTTAGGCAGGAGCGTCTCGTTTACGTTGCTGGAGACGAGGAAGGCTTTGAGATGATTGTGAGGCAAAAATAAAAAAGAAAGGCTAATATGACTAAGCAGGAAGAAATAAAACAGGCGATTGAAAAAACAGGATCGCAAGCCGCTGCCGCTCGTCTTTTGGGAATGCCTCGGAGTACGCTAAGAAGGCAACTAAGAGGAGGAAAGCCGGGAGCAAGTAAGGCACCGCACGCAAAAAAGACACTCGCCGACTTCCGAAAAGAGTACGACAAGGACTACATCGTCCCTGAGAAAATCAAGCAAGCATTAAAAAACCTCGGCACGGATGGGTGGGAGTACGAGAGTGTGTTCAGTAAGCAGGCCGGTGTTTCAATGGCCGACCTTTCGTCATACAGAGAAGGCTTCTCTGACTTTGTTGTCGTCCTTCGGCGCGAATCAAAACGAATTTGGGCAGGAAGCAAGAAACTGGCGGCACAATTAAGGGAGATGATCTAAATGAAAACCAAGAAAACACTAGCGCACTTCGAACAGACACACGGACAGCCTAAAATCAAGGAAATTGAACGCAAGCTAGCCGTAGAGAAGGCAAAGGTCGAGTCTTTGTCGGGCACAAAAAGCCACGTAACGATCCAGAAACAGGACGGATGCGTTTTTCGAATAGGCATTACTGGAGATCGCCACTTCGGATCTCTATACCACGCCGAAGACTCCCTGTCGGCGTTTTACGAATACGCCGAAAGCCAAGGGGTTCTCCAAGTATACGATGCCGGAGATATTTTATCCGGCTGGAAGGTGTTTAAAGGACATGAATTCGAGCTTAGGGATATTGGGCTGGACGCGCAGGTGCAGAGAGTGTCCGCCTCTACGCCCAAGACAGGTATCGTAACGCATTTCATTACCGGCAACCACGACGCGAGCTTTAAGAACCAAGTCGGCGTTAGCGTAGGGCACATGATCCAAGATAAGGTCAAGGGATATAAATTCCTCGGCGAGGATCAGGCAACGGTAGTTTTTGACACGCCGAAAGGCAAATTCTCCCTCATGTTACTGCATCCCGGTGGCGGTTCTTCCTACGCATTGTCTTACCGCCCCCAGAAGATCGTGGAATCACTCGAAGGAGGAAAGAAGCCGAACATGTTAGTGATTGGGCACTACCACAAAGCGGAAATGATGCCTTCTTATCGTAACGTGGCCGTGTTTCAGGCAGGAACATTCGAGAAACAAACCCCATTCATGGCAAGGCAAGGGCTGGCGGCACACGTAGGCGGGTGGATTGTCGAAATCACGGTCGGCGAGACATATAACACCATCAAAGGGGAGTTTGTAGCCTTTTACGGGTAAGGAAATGATACTATTTAACAGACAACCGCCCGTCGCGATGTCCTCGTGCGCGGGCATGTTTTCTGCCGACACGAGGCAAGACCACCCGTTCCGTCAATTCATGGAACGTATTTCGAAGGATATTTATTTTTATTTTTCGCTGATCGGCTTTAAACCGACTTGGCAACAAAAACAATTCATAGACGCGTTGGTTTCCGGCGAGACAAACATCGCGGTACGATCAGGCAAGGGTCCCGGAAAAACGGCCGCAACGTCCGCCGCGCTGCCGTGGTGGTCAATCACACACCCGAACTCCCGCGTCGTCGTCACCGCGCCTACGATGCGCCAGTGTAAAGACGTGTGGCTTGCTGAGGCCAATAAATGGGTGTTTAACGGGGATAAACGTATCCGAAACCTCTACACGTTTACCAATACCGGTTACGGGGTGCTGGGGATGAAGCAGAATCGGTGGGGCTGTTACCTTGCCACGGCTACTTCGCCGGAAGCGTTCCAAGGGATTCATAATCCGAATCTTTTGATGTACTGTGAGGAAGCTTCGGGGGTGGATCGCGGGATTATGCAAGCGATTCAGGACACTTTAACAGGCAAAAAAGGCAATAACGTATGGGTAGCGGTAGGGAATCCCAACACGCGCACTTGCCGCTTCTTTGATTTTTTCCACTCCCTTGCCGGTAATCCTTGGACGTGCTTGCATTGGAACGCGGAAGAAACACCTATATCGAGTTGGTTTTCAGGTGAACGAAATAAAGAAATTGAAGACGAATTTGGGCGCGATTCTGATGTGTACCGGGTCGCGGTTCTTGGCGAATTTCCGGCCAGCGACTCCACCGTACTTATTTCAGATGCCGATTTAGCGAAGTGCTACGGCAAAGAGGCACTCACGCGGGCGATGGCGGTTAAGGACTCGAAAAAGCAGATCGGGGTTGATTTGGCACGCATGGGCGGAGACGAGAACGTAATTATCATGCGCCAAGGGCGGATGCTGATTAAAATGGAGTGTTATTCACGCACCGACCCGAACCAAGCGATAGACCGGGCTGTGGTTTTACAAGATATGCACACTTGGAAGACCGAAGATACCGTTTATGTCGTCGATACTTCGGGAATGGGGGAAGCTGCCGTAGGTAATTTGGGGTCGAAAAGGCGTATGGGCAAGCGCGTACACGAGTTTTACTCGCAAAATTCAGCTCAAGAAGGCTCGAAATATGCCAATAAAATCAGTGAGGCATGGTGCCTTTTGGCTAAAAAAATACGCGCCGGAGAGATTTATTTAGGCGAAAAACCAGACCGGAAGCTCACTTTACAGCTTACGACACGCCGATATTTCGTAGACAACAAGGGGCGCATCAAAATAGAGTCGAAAGACGAGTATAAAAAGCGAAACGCGGACACAGGGGGCAGTGGAATGTCGGACAGCCCCGATCGCGCCGATTCGCTGGTGATGGCTTTCTACGACCACGCACACGACTCGCAGCGAGTAATAACCGCTTGACAAAGAAACAGAAAAAGCATACGAAGCAATCAGAAAAGCGAGGATATTTTATGGCAAACAAAATGACGATAGCCAAAGAAGGTAAAAAAGGAAGGATCTCCATTGTAGGGGACATCGGATGGGACTACTTCGGCATTTCATATAAGACTTTCAAGTCGCAATTATCCGACCTCGGCAACGTGGACACCATCGAAGTAGACATTACCTCACCCGGTGGTGTGGTTACAGACGGCGTAGCGATAATGAACGCCCTTACGTCCCACCCCGCCAAGGTACACACCATCATCAACGGGCAAGCGGCTTCCATAGCGTCCGTAATAGCGATGGCCGGAGACACCATTTCTATTTACGATAACTCACTAATGTTCGTTCATAAGCCCCTGAATATCGTGTTCGGAAACGCCGACGACATGGAAAAAATGGCTAAAGACCTCGATAAATTCGAGACGGCCATGCTTGCGGCATATAAACGCCACTACAAGAAGGGCGACGAGGACATGAAGGCACTTATGCGAGCCGAAACATGGCTTACCGCCGACGAAGTTGCCGAACACTTTAACAACGTCTCGATCATCGCTTCGGGCGAGGCTAAAGCAGCCGCCCACGGCGAGCCGCTGGCCGTTTTCGGGAATCCCGGAGACTATACGGAAGAAATGCTTGCGTTATCCGATAAAAAAGTGGAAGATTCAGACTTCGATGTAACGGAATGCCTTAAAGATAAGAAAATCTTAGGGCTTTTTAAGGGGTTTCTGGCTCAATTTAAGAAACAGGAACCCAAGGCAACCCAACAACAGGAGGATGATATGCCGTTGAGTAAAGAAGAAAAAGCGGAACTGGTGAGCGAGATCACCGCTTCTGTGGTTGCGGCTTTAAAGCCTGCTCCCGTAGAACCGGCACCCGCCGCCGCCGTGCCCGTAGAGCCTTTGGCTTTCGTGGGCGACAAGGATAAACCGGAGGATGTTTTGGCTCATGCTGAAAAAATCCGTAAGGAACAGGTCAAAGCATCGGTAAACTGGAGCGATCCAGAGTCGGTTATGGCGTACCACAAAACGCTCGTCCCGGCTGTCCCGACAGGCTCTAACACGCAACCGGCTATCGAAGCCCCGCTTAAGCCAGCGCAAGCTGTTCTGAGTGCGGACGCTATCGCGGCTGAGGTCGCGGCGGTGAACAAACATCGTGGAATTAAACAGTAACAGGAGGTCATGAATTATGGCTAATGCAAAAACAAGTCTCGCTACTTTTGGCGATGCGGACTCTTTCGGCAAGTTCCCGAAAGTAGTTACCAAAGATAATATCGTGGCAGTGTTCGGAACGAATGCCGCCAACAAAGAACTCGCACCGTGCTATCCGGTCGGCTACAACGCCACTACCGGTAAGTACGCTCCGTGGATGGCTCCTGATCCGACCGTTTTGGTTGTGTCTCTGGTCAGCGCGGCATCGGGCAACTGGACAGTAACGGCAGACGGTGTAACTACCGCCAACATCGCACACAACGCGACCGCCGCCGCCGTCAAAGAAGCTATCCGGCTTATCGGCCACGACGTAACCGTGGTAGAGGTCTCGGATGTATACACGATTACCTTCGGCTCTGAAGCCGATGTTACCGTGCTTCCTACCGTTTCCGGTACCGTTTCCGGCATTTCCGGTGGTTCCCCGACCGCCGTTGCTACCGCAGGCGCGTCGTCCTACGGCACCCACAAGGTGCAGGGCTTCGTGTTCCCGAACTATGTAACACTGGACGACACTGATACTGTCCAAGGCGTTGTCATGGTAGAAGGCGAAATCGACATCAGCGAAGCTACGGCTCTCGTGGATTCAGGCGATGTAGCCGCTCTGACTGCTGCTTGCAAAGCACAGACCCTCGGAAACGGGATTAAAGTTCTCGGAATCGCAAACATTAACAAGGAGATTTAATCATGGCTGAAGTAAAAGTAGCCCCAATCCCCGCGCTGGAAATGCGCGTTCTGACCGAAGTGGTCAACAAACGCAACAAGCCGTACACCACGCTCTCGCAGATTCTTTTCCCTGAATCTACGCGTTCTGTGCTGCCTACTGGCTCGGTGCAGATCGACGAACTGACAGGCGACGCTGTAATGGCTCCGTTTATCAAGGTCGGCGGCAAAGCTGTTCCGCTGGGACAGAAAAACGGCAAGAGCTATCAGCTCTCCACCCCGTTCATCAGCGTCTACCGCCCGATTACGGCGAGCGATGAACTGCTTAAACGCATGGCAGGCCAGCCGGTGTTTGTTGTTAACGGCACGGACGTGATGGGTGATGCCCTTCGCTCTCAGACCGCCGAAGATAGCGACTACCTGAACGAAGCCTGTGATATGCGCGAAGAGTGGTTCGTTTCGAAACTTCTGACCGGCACCGTGTCTTACGACGTGGACGGCAAGGATTCGTTTACGATCGCTACAGGCAAACCGGTCGGAAACGACTATTCCGTCAGTCCTTTGTGGACGGCATCGGGAGCTACCCCGGTCAGTGACATCGTGGACGCACAGACGGTTGCTCAGGCATACCGCGCTCCTGCGTTTACGCATGGTTTCTGCTCCAAGGAAGCCGCCGACGCGTTCCGCGCTCTGCTGGAAGCTGGTTCCATCAGCATCATCAAGTCGGATTCCGGCATCGCCGCAGGCAACGCAGCAATGCGCTCCGCCTTCGAGGAAAACGGTCTCCGTTACCTCGGCACACTCACCGCCACAAGCGTTGAGTTGTGGGAATACGCCGCTACCTACGTGGACGTGGACAACGGCAATGCCGTGACTCCTTATATCCGCGCCGGGTACATCGAACTGGTGAGCCTGTCTGCTCGCGCTATGGGCACACACATGTGCAAATACGGCGCAATCGCGGACATCAAGGCGATTCAGGAAGGGCTGCACATGACGAAACGGTTATCCTTCGCCACTTATGACGAAGATGCCGGATCGCTCAAGCAGTACCTCAAGAGTCGTCCGTTCTTCTGGTTCAAGCGTCCCGAATGGTACGTGTCTATCAAAGTCACGGTCTAATCGGTGCTACCGGAACCGAGGGGCGGGGAATCCGCCCTTCGGTACTCTTTTTTAACCGCCAACAGAAGGAATAACTAATGGCAAAAAACGACAAAGTGAAGATGTTTGTGTGTTCGATGAATCTACGTCCCCGAGTAGGCGGAAAGCCGGTTCTTTTTGAGGCCGGTGTCCCGTTCGATGGAGCGGTACTGGACAAAGAATCACTCGAACAAATGATTAAGGCTGGAACCGTAAGTGCTTGCGAAGCACCCGCGCCGGAAATCAAAAAGACACCAGCCCCCGCGCCCAAAGTACCGCCTAAAGGCATTTGGGAATTCAAGCGCGAGGAAATGGAAAAGCTCGATGTAGTGACATTGAACGCGCTTTATAAAGAACGCGCCGACGAAAACGGAATCGAAGTAAACATGGTAGAGGATAAAGACGAGCTGCTCGATATCCTTTGCTCGGAGGCTTAAGTATGGCGGTCGCACCTCTTTTTAACGACACGAAGGACGCGCTCTTGAAGCGCATCCGAATGTCCACAGCCAGTGACACGGTTATGGAAGCCGTGGATGGCATTATCCAAGAGGTGCGGCTGGCTTTCTTTTCGGCTTTAGATAAAACAAGGGCGTTGCAAATCGCCGGGTACTCGCTGGTCGATAACCCGGAATCCGACGAAGAAATACTTCGCGTTTCGGCAGCTACCGCCGAGGCTAATTGGGTCGCTTATCTGATCGCCGGTCGCTTCCCTATGCTTATGCTCGACGGCACGGTAACAGTAAGGCAGGACTGGAACGACGAACCACTAACACGCGACGCTACGGCCATTACACTTTACCGGAAGGAATTGAAGGCTTCCGTGGACTCAGCTATCGGCGAGATGAAATCACCGGTCGCGGACAACAGCGGATCGGTCAAAGCCACTGCCGTAGGGCCGGAAGATCCTTATTTGATTTCTGAAAACTTCATCGGGCTGACGAACGGCAGGGGTATTTAATGTCCGACATCCGCATAGTTGTTCAGACGAAGATACTCGAAGTGCTTTCTGCCGGTACCTATTTTCCGGTTACTTACGCTGCCTCAACAAAAGAAGGCATCGACGTAAAAGTACCAACCGTAGGCACCACACCGGTTAAGCCGAGCCAGATTTTATGTAATGAGACTAGCGCGGGGCTTTCGGACGTTTCAAAATTTAACTCAAGAGGCAAGGGATATTCGCTCCGTAATTGGCGTTTCGAATGTAATATGTCCTTCGCGGTAGAGGTCTCGCTGTCTTATTTCTTTACAAACGAGGCAAAAGAGCTTACGTTTGAGACAGATGATTTTTTAGTATCGGTCTCGTTGGCCGATTACACGGTAGAGCATCCTGTACAACAGGGAGCGCATACAGGAACAAAAACAACCGTGGGATTCACGGTAAATAGCAGGAGGTAATCAAATGGCTGGAATTAATACAACTGGCGTACCGTCCACTCAGGAATATCTGATCGGTCGCGGTATCATGCAATGGGCGGAACTGGATTCCGCAGGTCTTCCGAAGGCTTTTCGTGACATCGGCAACGTGCCGGAACTCACGATCACTTCGGGCGTTGAAACATACGAACACTACAGTTCCCGGCAGGGATTGAAACAGCGCGATCTTCGCATCGTGTTGCAGCAAGACCTGACGATGGGATTCATTGTTGAAAACATCAATTTCAACAACCTGTCCGCGTTCGTTAGCGGTGAAGCAAAAGCCTACACCAACCCGGCAATTGCTGGATTCACGGATAAACGCATCGCCAATGACGGAGAAGTGGTAGCGAACAGCTATTACATGATCCACAGCGCAGGCGCACCGGTGTTTGGCATCACTTCCACGAACGCCATCGTGGTCGAAAGCACGGCCACTTCGCCTATCGCGTTGGTCAAGGATACCGACTACACGGTGGACACAGTCAGCGGCATGATCTTCCTGAAAAATACGGCGACTGTTCAGTCGGTCGTTGCTTCGGGTAAAGGTCTCCAAGTCACGCTGACGGCTGACGCGGCAGCAACGACGGTTGATACCATCGAAGCTCTCTCGGCCACCGAACTGAACGTCGCTATTCGCTTTATCAGCGAGAACGCCGAAACAGGCAAGAAGGTCATTTATGACTTCCATAAAGTCACTTTGACCCCGGACGGCGACTTTAACCTCATTTCCGACGAAGCGGCACAGCTGCCGTTCACTGGCGGTGCGGAAAAGAGCGACGCGTTCGACAACGTGGCGGACTTCTACTTTCCTGTTACTCAGTAACGGAAATAGTTGACCACGCGCAAGAAACCCGATACGGTAATTCGTGTCGGGTTTTTTATACCCTTGAAGAGAAGGCGAACATAAAAAGGAGATTCATCTATGAAAGATTATTGCGAAAACAAGTCCATTGAAAAGAAGATCGGGGATACCACCGTAACTTTTTACCCGCTACCGATAGGGGTACTGTTTAAATGCCGGTCGCTCGGCGATTCCGTGTCGAAGATGTTGGCCGCGTTCTTCGCGGACACTTCCAAGGACACCAAGAAAGAAGAACTTATCGCGCCCACCAAGCTCGACGGCGAGGATAAGGTATTCGAGACCCGCCAGAACGTCGAACAAGCCATTGAACCGTCCATCGCTTCGCTTCGTTTGCGTCACCGGGAAGACGGCATCAAGGCACTCGTCGAGGCGTTGCTGGGAGACAAGACACAGGAAATTATCAGCGAGATGATAGTCCGGTCGGCACGCAAAGAATTCAAGCCAGAAGACGCGAAAGACATCATGGACAAAGTGGACATGGAAACCTTCAAGGAACTTGTTGCTGGCGTTCTGGAAGCCAATAAGGGAGTGTTCGCGGGTATGGGGGAGTTATTGTCCCGCCTGACCAACAAAGAAGTCGCGGCGGGCGTAAAGGAAAAACTCAATCTTCTGGTTCCCAAGAAGGACAGCTAGACGATCTGGTTTGGACTCGCCTCTACGACGCGGCGGTATTTTGTGTTTCGAAAGGGTTCCCCACGACATACGTGGGGGATCTTTCCGTTATTGAATTCCGTGATTTGTACCGCTCTTTAATGAGAATCGAAGCAAGAAATAAGGTAGAGCTTGCTATTCTCATGCAGAACGCCTACCATGCCGAAGCTAAGGGTATGAAGAAGTTTCTGGATGCTTTAAGTGTCTGGATTCCCAAGGCGGAACGGGGGATCGGACGCAAGAGCGCGGAAGACTTCCAACGGGACTTAAAACGGTCGTAGGAGAATAGATGAACGAAGGCGGTCTTGACTATAAAATCATTGTAGGTGGGGACTGGAAAGCGGAGCTTTCGGCCTTTGAGGATCGCATCAATAAGCTCAAAGCTGATGCGGCTAAGTTGGCTACTGCTTCCGTAAAAACACCCAAACAATCGCCCACCGTTTCTCGTTCTCCAGAGATAAAAGCAGAGCAAGCACTTTCTGACATAGAGAAGAAGCGGATATCTCTGCAAAGGCAAGCAAGGGTTATTCAAGACGAGGGCGTTCAGGCCGATTTACAGTCTTTAAAGATAGCCAGACAATCAGCACAGTATTCCGACATCCAATCCAACGCGAGAATGCGAAACGCAAAAGCCGCCGAGGAACTGAAAATCAAAGAAGCCCAAATCAACCAACTCATGCGCGACCAAGGCATTACCGCCCGTAAAGCCGCCGAGCAAGTAGGGCTTACGTCCGCGCAAGCCAAACAACTAAAATTGAATATGTGGGACGCGGAACACGCCGCTCGCCAATTCCTTTTCACCTTCCGGCGACTCGTTGGTATTCTGGCCGTATTCACGCTGGCACGTAAGTTCGCACAAGCCCTTGCCAGCGGGGTAGGAGAGATGATCCGGTTTAATTCCGAAATCGAAACCACTCAAAACTCCATTTCCACCATCATATCTTCTGTTGGGCGGATATATGATGCCCAAGGCAATCTGCTATCCGGCCAAGAGGCATTTAATACCGCCGCCCAGCAGTCAGAAGCGATTGTCAATGAGCTTAAAAAAGCAGCTGTCGGATCGGTAGCTACATTCGAGTCCCTTACGAAAGCATTCCAAGTAGCGGTAGGGCCGGGACTAGCTGCCGGGCTGGACGTTAAGCAAATCACCACGGTAACGAAGCGATTAGTCGAAGGCGCGGTAGCAATGAAGGTTCCGCTCGATCAGATGTCCGAAGAGATTCGCTCGATCCTGCAAGGCACCGCGACTTCCAAGAACACGCGATTGGTTTCGCTTTTCGGCGGATCGGCGGCGGAAGTGAACGAACAAATTAGACAAGCCAAGGAACAAGGAAGGCTCTACACATTTCTGACACAAAAGTTAGAGGGTGTTGGTTTTGGTGCCTTGAATGCGGCTTCGTCGTTCGAGGTATTAAAATCAGACTTGAAAGACACCGGCTCTCTGCTCGCGGCCAAGGGAGGCATCGCGCTTTTCAACGAACTGAAAGAAACACTACTAGGACTCCGCAACGCGCTAGTTCAGTCAGACGCACAACAAGGATTTATATTCAAGCCGGAAGCACTGGGCATTGTGCAGGAACTCGGTAATTCACTGGCTGTCATCATCCGGTCGTTCCGCGAGGTAGGCGATTCACAACAAACCCTTGGTCTTTTAAAGGACATACTGGCTAATATAGCCGACGCGCTTGCTGTCGTTGCTCCTTTAGCGGTGGGCGTGTTTCAAGGACTCGTTAACGGGGTGGGCGCGGTGCTGACTCCTATTAGAATACTGGCGGATACGCTTCGGATGGCTTTCGATATTAAAGACGGCGTAGGGATCGTAGCGTCCTTGCTTAAACACCTTACCTCGATAGCGGTGGTATCTTTCGTTATTTCAAAGATATGGAAAGCCGGTGCGATGGTTCGAGCGATGTTATTGGGGTTGGGTATAGCGCAACGCACACTGCTTGCTATGGTAGCGCAGGCGGGGGCTGCTGTTGATATAAATAAAAACCTTACTATTACTTCCGCGCTGGCGGCGATAATCCAGCAGAGGATGACCGGAGTTGCCGTAAGGACAGCATTCGCCACGGCTGGTATCTCGGTGCTGGTTACTGTGCTTTTGGCCGCTTTGTCGTTTTTGATATCAAAGACGCAAACATGGAAAAACCTGATGGAGAAATTAAATCCGTCTATTAAGGATACGGCATCAGAAGTAGACGCGATGGGCGGATCGGTGCGGGGGGCATTGCAGGATATAGGCGATATAGATTCAGAATTTAAAAACGCCGCAGACGATGCCAAGAAGCTACGACAAGAAATCGAGCTGATGAAAGCACTTGAAGGAGTTAAAGGCGCAGCCAAAGACATTCTTTCTTTATACATCCAGAGGCAACAGGCGATTGATAAAGTGACCACAAGTGAGCAAGAAGGTATTAAAGCATCTAGGGAACAGCTCTCGTTGCTGGAACAACAACGCGCCGAGTTATTATCTAAAAACCGCACACAACTGGCGGCTGGTAAAGGAAGTGTGGGCGAAGCGGTATTTAAGGCATCTGAATTAAGCAAAAAAGAAGCCGAGGTACTACAGCGTATAACCCAATTAGAGGACGACCGAAAAGAAAAGGCTCGTCAAGTAGTCGCTCTTTACGACGAAAAAATAAAAAAAGCCATAGAAGAACAGAGGATAGAAAGAGAGAAGACGTTGCCTGTGTCCTTGCTGGAAACACAAGGAGCATACAATGAGGCTTTAGCAGAGGCGAAGGGAATTGAGTATGCTTCTTTAGAAGCGGCAAAAACTAAACTAGCTGTTATCAACGAGCAGGCCAGTCAGCAAGACAAGGAGACAAAAAAAGCCATCGAGTTGTACGCAAAGCAATTAGACGGAGAAGAAGCACTCCTAAACGCCATAGGAAATACAGACGAGTCGCGCAAGAAACTACAAGAGACGCTAGACTCTCTAAAGGCACCGGATGTAACCCCCCTTATAAGAGAACAGGAATTGAAGGAGAGGGTAGAGAAGGCCAGAAAAGCACTACAAGAAGCCGAGGCAGGTTTTAGACCATCGGCAGGATTGTTTAATCGGGTAGCCAGTGCCGCTTCATACGAGCTACAGGCGGCTGAAAAAGAACTCCAAACACTTCAAGCATCTGGAGCTTCCGATAGAGCGGCATCTTCTCAATTAGAATTCACGACCAGAAAAAAAGCACTACAGAATGAGATAAACGAGATAGAAGACCAGTCTAAAGCAAAGATTGCGGCAGAAGATCGCATCAAGCAAATATGGGTAGAGATCACAAAGGTGCAGGAAGACGGCTCTCTGGAATCACAGAAACAGAACGCAGATAAAATAAAAGCACTGAGGGAACTAGCAAAAGCAGAGGCGGATGTCATATACAATATAAGTCGTACCGCCACGGTGCAACTAGAAGAAGCAGCCGCCCGATTAGAAGGAAAAGCCCAAAAAGCTGCGGCCAATAAAAGTCTGGCGGAAGCTGCTTCTTTCGGACTGCCGAATTACGCTCGTGATGTAGTATCTATCAGGGAACAACAGAAAGTTGTCCAAGCAGAAACACTTGCTAATGTTGCTTCTTTTAAAGCGGCGCAGGCAGAGACGCAAGCGCAGATAGCCAGAGAGATAGCCACAGGTAATGAGCAGAGAGTGGCCGAGCTCAAGTTAAAGTTAGCCGAAAACCAAGCCGCGCAGGAAACCGCATTGTTGTCGAAGAACACGGAGATGTTAAAAAACCAACAAGACCTATATGTCGCGTCCCTTAAAGCGTCTGCCAAATTTGTAGACGGAGTTAAATTAGGGCTTTTGGATTTCATCCAGCAAGCACCGGGGATAGGCGAATCTATCGGAGCGGCGGTAAAAGACTCTTTGGACGGCGTAGCGAGTGCTTTCGGCGCGGCGTTCCGTGAATACCTCACCACCGGTCAAGATGTCCGTGCCTTCTTCCTAAACGCGCTCGGCGATGTGTTCTTGAACATAGCCGAACAATTCGCCACGAACGTCGCCAAGAACCTGTTAGCGAACATGGCCGGTGAAACCATAGGGAAGTTCCTTATGCCTGCCGCTTCGAACGCTCCTTTAATCGCTTCCAATACCGCGCTAGTGGCTTCCATCAACGCGAACACGGCAGCGATGGGCGGGGCACTTCCGGCAGCTCTAGCGGCTAACGCGGCGGCTACTACCGGCGACGCGGCGGCTACTACCGCGAACACGAGCAGCTTATGGACGAACACTGGAGCGGTGTTCTCCAACATAGGGGCGTTGCTTACAAATACGGCGGCTATTTTTACTAATTTGTTTGCACTCACCTTGAACACTGCCGCTACACTTATGAATACGGTAGCCACCGTACTAAATACGGCTATGCAAGCACTCGCTGGTATCATAGGAAGTGCCGCCACTGCCACCGCCATTGCCATACAAACCGCGATACAAGGCGCGTTGTTGTTGGCAATTATAGGGCTACTCGGCATGGCTAATTTCTGGCTCGCTGGGATATTCCTAAACACACTCGCTGGTTTGTTCTTTAAGAAGGGCGGACTTGTACCGGGCGGTATGGCGGACGGCGGTAAGGTAAAGGGATACGCCCACGGCGGCAAGATTGGCGGGTTCGCTCGCCCTTCTAATATACCTGCCTCGGACACGGTTCCGGCTTGGCTTACGCCCGGTGAATATGTCTTGCCTGTCAATTTAGTAGACAAGCTCGGTGTGGGCTTCTTGGACGCGCTCCGTTCCGGTGTCGTGTCGCCCTCGTCTTTCCGTGACGCGGGATCTTCCTTGATGGCCTCCTCGTCCGCCGTTCGCGGCTTCGCCACAGGCGGGGCGGTGTCGCCGGTTTCTTCTTCAAATACTTCTGGTAATCGCCCCGTGAACGTGGCATTTTTTGACGACCGTAAAGCTATGCGGCGGTGGGCTGAAAGCTCGGAAGGCGAAACAGCGATCATGAAGGTGATGCAACGGAACTCGTTCAAGTTCGCTTAAAGGGAGATTGATATGTTATCTGCTTTAATAGGTGGTGTTCCGGTGTGGCTGGTAAATAACCCGCCTAATTGGGCCGATCCGGTCGATTGCGAGTTCCGCATCCTTTCGGACTACGAACGCGGTTTAACCGGCAAAGAAGACCGCACCGCGACTTCCAAGACCCTTCGCGCCTCGATGAAGTACAAAACGCTTTTACTCCGCGCCGATGCTGTTACGTTCCGCCACGCTCTAAAGAACCTCGGCAATACTCCCGTACTGTGCCCCTTTTGGCCAGCAATGGACGGATACGCCGAATCGAACAAGGCCGGAATATCGGCGGGCTTGTGGGTAGCCTTCGAACCGGATTGGTCGTCATGGGAATTTTACGCCGAAGGCGAAACACCGACAATTTATACCCCCTCGGCGGCGGCACTAAAAGCCCCTGTGCTTTGGGGTCGGTTCGACTCGGCTCCGGCTCCTTCATGCATGACGGATGAAGTGTGTACGGTCGATTTGGAATTCACCGACAACTCGCCGGTCGAATACGCTTTAACCGTAGCCGCTCAGACCTTCGCGGACGGCCCGGACGTAAACGCCACGGCGAGACCGATGTTCCCGCTTCTGCCTAATTGGGCAGAAGAAATCGAAGCGGGGGAAGTGTTCGCGGACATCGTTAAAGACGAACTAGGATACCTCCGCACTACGGCAGACATCTACTACGATCAAGCCGGGGCGCGTAAAACGAAACAAGTATTCGCGGCGCATAATTGGACTAAGGTTAAACAAGCTCTTAGGTTCTTCCTCGATCAAGGCGGTTCCGTAGGGGCGTTCTGGTTGCCTTTAGCCGCTTCGGATTGCCGGTTAGTTTCGGCGGGTTCCGGTGGGTTACCGGAAAAGATCACGGTTTTGGATTGCGGCGATGCGGCGTTCGACGGCGAGTACATACTAAACGTGAACCTTTGGGAAAAGGCGGGCGGGTATTCTGTTTTTAAAGACGGCATTTGGAAGATGACGGACGGGACGATATTGTTCACCGCGCCGGATAACGGGCTGAATACGCCTCCGGCTACATTTACGAGGACGCTGGAGTATCCTTTAACCATAACTATCCCTAGTGGGGATTATACTCAAATAAGTTCATATAGCGGGCAATCAGACGGGAAGCCTCGGTGGGGCGAATATCCTCATAGCATCTGGTGGAACAATGATTTTGGTGCATGGAGAATAACAAACGGATTTAATGTTACCAATAATTATGAAGATACCCCATACCCACCAAAGACCGGGTGGGAGTCTCCTACCACCCTCGAATACTCCATCGAAGTAACCGCCACCGTTTCCTTTACCGCTCCCGCGTCTAATCAAATCACCGTCGATACCGTAGAAGGCATGGAAGATGCCTCGCACCTTGCCTTGATTAAAAGCGGGACGGCTTCCGGCTTCGAGATAGACGACTTGACGGACGAGACCTTTACGTTTGTCGAATCACTCGACCGCGACTACACACCTTCCTCTACGACCATCTCGGCGTTGCTTTTAGCCCGGTACGACATGGATGCTCTTTCGATGTCCTTCCTTACCGACGAGCTGGCGATAGTTGAAGCAGACTTTATCGAAGTGCCGGAAGAATACACCGTAGACGGCGTTAACCCGTCCGGCGAGAACGGCACACGCGCCTACCTCTACTGGTTCGCTGCGGACGGACAGCCGGAGCGATTCTTCACGTCGTTCGAGAATGATCTGGTGTACAACACCGATACTTATTTAGCGCGGCATTTCTCACACGCCGGAATCACGGACGACATCAACTTGGAAAAGAACGAGGTCGAACTTCGCTCTCGCCGCTTCTGGAATGTTGCCGACGAACTCGACCAAAATCCCTTGTCGTTGTTCCTTCCTATCCGGCTGGAATCCCCGCTATCGGTTGAAATTCTGGAAGTAACAATCGACTCGGACGGCGACGTTGTTTCGCCCTCCGTCGTGTATAAGGGCGAGGTTTCCAGCGCGTCCTTCGACGGCCCGATGATTACAGCCAAGTGTACCGGTTTGGCGGCTTTATTCGACCGCGTTGTTCCGACCATGTTGATTCAACCGACCTGTAACTATGCTTTGTTCGGCGAACCGTGCGGCTTGCTGGCGGATGATTGGAAGATGACGGCTAACGTCGCTCAATACCCCTTTAGTTCCGATCCGTACAAGATATTGATTACCCCGCCTTCTTTCGTGGAAGCAGACCCAACCAATGACCGACCGGACGAAACCCCGATATTCGCTCATTATTTTGCTGCCGGACGATTCGAGAAAGGTACCGGCACGACCTTCGAACAAAGAGGCGTTCTGGATTCGGCGGACAATTCCGGTAACATCGTCTTGACGCTCCGTAATCCCTTAGACGCTCCACCGGCTGTCGGTTCCGCCGTATTTATATGGCCGGGGTGTGATGGGCGCAAAGAAACGTGCCGCGAATACGATATTCTTATCAATCCCGAAGGCAAATTCGGAAACTACCCCCGTTTCGGCGGCTTTCCTTTCGTGCCGATCGGTAATCCTTCGGTTGCCAAGATCAACAAGGACTACTCGCAAGGAGGCAAGAAGTAATGGATACGTGGTTCAACACTCCCGAACGCATCGCTTTATTGAACGAGGTAGCGGCTTCTTGGGTCGGCACGCCTTTCGTGGCGAACAGCCGGTGCAAAGGCAAGCGCGGCGGGGTGTCCTGCCAAATGCTTGCGGAACAAATTTACAAAGAGTGCGGATGTCCGCTCCCCTTCGGCGCGGAAAAAGGATCTATGCGCTGGGCGGGCGTTTCGAAAGACAGCCTCATATTGAAGTACCTCGAAGATAAGACCGAGTTTTTACACTACGTTGCTTCCCCGTCCGTCGGTGATTTAATAGCCGGTGATTTGATGGGATTCCGTATCGGCGGTTGTATCCACCATGTCGGTGTTTGTTTAGGTAACGGGCTATTTATTCATTGTATGCGAGGGTCTTCTACGCTAGTGTGTTCCGTGTCTGATCCTACTTTCGCTCGTCGCTTAGGTTGTTTGTGGAGGGTTAAACCGTAATGTTTGGAAGCAGTCAAAAAACAGCAGAACCGGAAGTAGCCGGTACCGACGAAGAGGACATTTCCACCAATCAGGAAGCCTTGCCGGTTCCTTACATTGCCGGAGAGCGTAAAGTAGCCGTTCGGTGGCTCTCCGAGGTCTATAATCAATACACGGTAGAGGTCGAGGTAGACACCGGAAAAAAGGGAAGCAAGAAAAGCGGCGGACAAGGTTCCGGCACTTACGATTATTTTGGCTCTCTAGCAGGCGCGGTGTGTGTAGGACAGACCGACCAACTTGTATCCATCGCCCTCGACGGCAAACAAGTATGGGCGTTAGGGGATGTTTACCGCGAATCGTCGACCAGCCCGTTCGTTGGGATGATTGCCGGGTACGGCGAATTTCATTTCTATTGGGGAACGGACACGCAAGAACTATCCGCGTCCTCTGTACTGCGCCCTTTAAACAACGAGAAGGGGCACGAACACCCCGACTATAAGGGCGTTTCGTTTATCGAGTTTAGGGATTTTCTATTCGGACGCGAAAAAGTAACCGCCCCAAGTGTCGAGATAGTTGTTGCCCGCCGACCCGTTCAAAGCCTAATTACCGGAACACCCTCCGATCTAGTAGACAACCAGATAATGCCTTTATGCGCGGTAGCGGAATTGATGACCAACAAGCGGTTCGGTTTAGGCATGTCGGAAGACTCGTTCGATGCGGTGTCTTTCCAAGCTACAGCCGAATACCTCGATAATACCCCCGATCTCGTTTATTGCTCGCCGTTTCTGAACGACCAAACCGCCTTACGCGAAGCCGTGTCGCAAGCGACGACGATAACCGATTCTTTTCTTACTTGGGACGCGGCTACCGGAAAGATTAAAGCCGGTTACTGGACACACGACGGCATAGCGGACATATCTTCGTTGCCGCCTATTCAAGAAGCCGACTTGACAGAGACACCCGATTTCGATTCAAGTGGATGGTCGGATGCTTCGACCGGCTGGGATGTTGTCTTTTCAGACCGCGAGAAACGATATAAAGAATCATCCGAAAAGTACGACGATATTTCCCTTTTGGCTCTTTTAGGTGTTCCGCGCCGATCCACTCTTAACCGCTCGTGGATTACCCGAAGAGAACAGGCGTTGGCACACGCCACCGAATGGGGCAAGACATTCTCCCGTCCCGTCCTTACCGGCGAGCTGGTTGTCCGTCGCCGTCGCGCTGCCTTGATCGACGTGGGCGGTTATTTCCGGCTCGACATTGACGTAGAACCGGGCGGGGATTCGTTGTTGCAGGTATGTCGTTGTATTTCCAAATCCCGCGACGATAACGGGCCGGTTACGATAGAATTCGTCGCCGAAACGTCCTTGGCACCGGTGGCTTATTCGCGCCCGTCCGATGGTGCGACTACCGACCCCGACACGTTCCCTATTCCCAACGCGCTGGCTTACGTAAGGCCGGTCGAGATGCCGGTATCTTTACAGGGCACGGAATACGCGGTAGCGGTGCTGGCACAACGAGGCGATAACACCACGGTGGGATTCAATGTCCTATACGATAAGGACGAAGAAGGCGAGTACACCAACATAGGCAACCAACGACGGTTCTCCGTCCGCGCTTCCTTGTCGGGTAATTTCGGGTCTACCATAAAGGGGATAGATGACGCGGGATACGATCCTTTAGTGGACGTGTCTCCGGTTTTGGACATATCCCTTTCGAACGACATTGATTTGTCGGCGTTGCCGGACGACACCGGCGAGATAGGCGCACGCGAAGATCAATTCATTTTGATACTGATGAATATCGAAGCGGGCCAGATCAAGCTCGATGCCGACGGGTTCGCCGAAATGGAAATGTTCTCGGTCGCGGCGATGACGGTCGAAACGGAAGGCACCCGCACGTTGTCGGTAATGCGTGGACGGTTCTCGACGAAACGCCGTTCTTTTATTTCTGGCGCGGAAGCGTGGCTTGTGCGTAAAGGCGCGTTGACTCTGTACTCCCACAACGATTTTCCCGGCGAGGCGGCTGCCGAATCGCCGATGTATTTTAAGACCGAGCCGTTCAATATCTTTCAGCCCCGCGAATCCACCCGCGACTTTATAGCGTCGGGTTCTTCCACGGCGGCAATCAACGGGCGGTTCTCGTTTATACAGGCCGAAGATGCTTATTTTAACGGTGATTACTCGATTCGTTACGTTGTCGTTTCGGGGGATGGGTATTGGATACTATTCGACACGGACGGCACCACCGAGCTTTATTCCGTATTGTCGTCGGACGATATCCCGCCGAACACCGGTTGGGTTGATTTGGTCGGTACGGATACTTTGGAAATGACCGAGTTCAAGGAAACTTTCTATTTTCCAACCGCTCGTTATTTCGCCCCTAAAATCACGATTACTACTCAACCGGGTTCCGGCATCATTGGCGTGCCTACGGCGGTTATCGGGACGATTACCGACGCGGACGGGGACTTGTCCTTTTGGTCGGTTTCTTATCGCCGGAGCGGAAGCACGCAAGAAATCGCGGTGGCTGGCGGGCCGATAGAGCCTACCGCCTCGTTGCCGTTCGACGTGCCGTTACGCTTTACGGACTTGCCGGTGTCCCCTGCCACGACAATTACCTATGACGTGATTGTCCGTGCTAAAGACGCGACGACGTTCGTGGACGGGTACGTGGAAGAAATTTTCCAAGTATCTACGTCCTTGGCTACCTCGGTAATCGCGCCGCCTACGGATTTCGATGCATCGAACGACACGACCAACACGCCAGCGATGTTTAAAACCATTTGGCTGTCTTGGGTAAATCCGGCTGATCCCGAATTTGCCCCGTTCGATAAAGTGGAAATCTTTTCATCGACGACGAACAATTTAGCTACGGCATCTTTGGTGATTACCACGTCCGCGCAATTCGCTTCGTACTCGGTAGACGATGAAGTGGCGCATTACTTCTGGATACGTGCCAAAGACCGCGCAGGGAACCTTTCTACCGTAACGCCCGGAGCGACGGCGGGTGTTTTGGGCAAGGCCATAAATGAGGTCGAAGTAACGATACCCCCGAACTCGATTACCGTTACCGAAATCGCCGACGACGCTATTTCTACCCCGAAGCTCCAAGCCAATTCTATTACGGCCACTAAAGTAGGCACGAACGAGATTATAGCCAACACAGCGAACATTAAGAACGGCGTAATTACCAACGCCAAGATCGCGGATTTGTCGGCGGATAAATTAACGGCAGGCACTATAACAGCGGCGGAAATAACGCTGGGCGTGGGCGATGGTACCGACACCGGAATTATCAAATCAGCCAGCTACAACGGGACAGGGGCGGGTTGGCGCATAGACGGCGAGGGGTTAGCGGACTTCGCTGACTTAATCGTCCGGGGAGATACCGTGGTTCAATCCGCCGTTACTGATTTAATACGGTCTTCTAATTTCGATCCAGACGACCCGTCTGCCGGAGGCTGGGGAATCACAGGCGCGGGCATAATTCATTGTTCCGATATATTAATTTACGGCAAAGTACCGCAGCCGTCCTTGTTCATTGGTGGGGCTTCCGTAACAGGCGGCTATTACATAAACACCACAACCTTTCGCGTGGTAGCCCCTGTAGACTCTCAAGACTCCCCCAACTTGTGTGACGTTTACTATTCAACCAACGGCACCATGCCTGCTTTAATACCGGGAAATCTTTTAAGCGGGAATACGCTAACGATAGCTGCTTCGTCTCTTTTAGTGTTGGTTGCCGTAGAGCCTACAACAAGCCGCATTAGCGAGCCTTTAATGTGTCCTGTGTATATTTTGCCTCCTATGGCTGTGGGTGCAGAACTCGCGCAATCTACGGATGTGTTTATACGAACATACCTAAACACCCCCTATATTTTTTATTCTATGAGCCCCAACTACGAGGACAGCCCGGCTGATTTCTCGTGGACGGCTCTCCCGTTGTCGTCTTACTTTAGGGCGGATACAGGAATACAAGACGGATTTAAGGCTGTAGTGCCTTCGCCTGATGACTTTAATCCGTCCGACTCCACACAAGACGTTGCTTATTTCCATTCTTCATCCGACGTAGTTGGCGACAGAATAGGCCCGTACTATCGTCGGTATATGACAATATTCGACGAGGGCATATCGTGGACAGGAAGCATAGGTATAAATTCAAGCGGAGCCAGTAACGGGTGGGTGACTACTACGGTATCGGCTATGGGCGGATTTGTTATGGGGGATGACTACCCTTACTAACTTGACCTTCCTCTGGTTTCCGGCTACGGTATCCCAAGGAAGAAGGAGATTAATTTATGGCAACGAAAAAGACTAAAAAGACCATCGAGCCTTTGAGCGATAACGTCGGGATAATCCACGGCGCGTCCTACCCTTTATTTAACGGCTCGTTCGCTAACGGGGTGCTGGCTGCGCTGGCAACGCCCGACACGCCCAACGAGATTTCAGCCGCCTCGAAATCGAATACCGGCAATATCGTAACGACGACCTACCCGCACCCGCTCAACATCGCCGAAGCCCTTAAGCTCAAAGACGTATCGTCGCATCATTGCGCTTGTATCCAAGCCAAGAAGTACGGCACGGTCGGGTTGGGGTTCGTGGACGAAGGCGCGTCGGTTGATAACGCCAACACGCAAGAAGAAGCCCAAAAAGCCGCCGAAAGCCTTTTATCCGGCAAAGCCTACATCCGTTCCGCCGTGGACGACAAACTAGACCCGATGACTCATTACGGCTTCGCTACGGAGCTTCTTAAGATCGCCGAGGACTACGAGGATGCCGGTACCGGTTACATGGAAGTGGTCAGAGACGCGAGCGAGAATATCGTTTGGCTTGGTCACGTTCCGGCTCAATACGTTTGGGCGATTACCTCCAATCGGAACCTTTATTACTTGTACCGAGATCCTCAGACCGGCGCGAATAAATACTTTTCCGGCTTCGGCAAAGCGAAGAAGGCGTGGCTCGTTTCTCCCGAAGGCCCGTACCGAAGCGAAAACAAGGACATGACTACCGTTTCGGAAATCATCCCGTTCATCTGCCCGTCGAATCGCGTGATGCACTACGGCTACCCTGAGTGGCTTTCGGCTTCGGTGGACATTGATTTGCTCCGCAAGGCTAAACAATACAAAGCCGACTTTTACCATAACCGTGGCGTGATGGACTTCATCGTCGCGGTGCTGGGCGAAACCGTGGACACGGATAAGTGGTCTAAGATCGAAAGCGCGATACGCGGAACTTCGGGAATGGGCAACAACTTCAAATCCCTCGCCTTGAATCTCGGCAACGAGAACGCCAAATTACAGGTGGAGAAAATGGCATCGGACAACAATACCGAAGAACAATTCTCCAAGGACAATGAGGTGCTGTCCCAAAACATCGTGTCGGCTCACCGGCTCCCGCCGCTTCTGGCAAATATCCTTATCCCCGGCAAGATGGGCGGTAACAACGAGTTCGTGAACGCTTTGATAGCGGCTCAACTCTTGGTGTTCGGCCCGCGTCAGAACATTTTCCAAAGCACCCTCGGTAAGACGCTCGCGTCCAAGACCGAAGGCGTTATAGGGATGAAGGAAGAAGATTTCCGTTTAAGGACGATCACTTCACAAATCAGCATTACCGGACTCGATACGGTAGGTCGTATGCGCTCCCAAGCCACCGACCCGGCGAACAAGGACAGGGACATGAATGACGGGGTGAAGGATTGAAACTGCCTTGGTACTTCAAAGCCGAAAGTAAAGGCGGGCTCCTGTCAATACGAGTAACCCGACTAGGTGCTTGGTATCTTGTTTTAAAAGCCCTTCTGAAAGCGGCTTTCAGGAAATGAAATGGCCAACGTCTACACCCGCATATTAGACCGCTTGCTTCCGGCAGCCTTCGCTAAAGCGTTGCCGCGAATGGGCTCTAAGCAACTCGCCGCTTCGTTAAATACTTCCAAGGATCAAGAAACCGATACCGGCGCGTCGGGCAAGATGAACGTCCCGCACTATTGGGCACCCTTTTACCACTCCCGTGATCGCCGGGGCGTTACCAAACCGAGTACGGCTGCCAAATTAATTTGGTTCCGAAACAAAAGCCAAGATCCCCGTTTGGTGTCCGGCCTTTCGCCGGTCAATAAGAGCGAAGTGCGCCACTTGACTAAGGAGGGCCTCCGATACGGGCGGGAATTGAACCGTGAAGCGATTCGGAACTATTGCCGAGCTACGGGCAAGTCCAAGAACAAACTAACGCCAGCGGACTACGCGGCGGCGAATTTGCCTATGATCGTGGCTGACCAATCACCACGCGACGGCAACTTACAGAAAGTCAAAGAGAACCCGTTCTTTTCGGACGAACCCGGAGGGGGTATGGACGGCTTCGTGCAAGAGGCCGAGAAGATAATGCACGAAGTCCTTTTCGAAGAGATGGAATCGTTCTTGCGTGAAACCGGACTAAAGAAAACCGAGGCGGTATGCCGTATCCAGTTGCCGCGCACTAAAACCTAAAAGTAAGGTGCCCCGCCACGGGGGAAGGGATAGCCCGTGACGGGGCGTGTGGGAAGGAAAAGGAAGAAAGCCTTCGCTCACGGTGGCAGTTAATCACTTAACGCGGTAGGAAGTCAATCTTGCTTGCTTAAAATAGTATTCAGCCGCCCAAAGAGCCAGCCCGACGCTATCCGCAGCATCTATCCAATCACCAGCCGTCATCTTCCCGTCGAGGTCGTACTTTTGCCAATCGACCGGCACGGCGTATTGCGTGTTCCCCCCGCACAAGGCGTACTGGATACCAAGTGCCGTCAGCACGCGGGCTTGTTTAATGTGCTTCGGTACGGTGCCTTTCCATTCTTGCGGAGGTACTAGCGTTATCGGGGTACCCCGCCAAGCCGACACCAGCCCACCGGCTACTTGCGCCAAGTGGATAAGGTCTTGCGGCCTAGCCGAGTTACGTAGAGCCTTTTGAGATTCGATAGCGACTTGGGTGTATCCTGCGTCCGGCGATTCGGGCTTATGGTACGCCGACAGTATCCGCACTACCGCGTCTTCGTTCTTGTCTCCTTTAGCCTTCGTTGTGCGCACACCGTAAAGACGGGGACTACCGCCGTTATCGTCCGTCGTTACCAAGGCCGTAAAAAGGGAGTGAAGATCGGGGTCTATGCCGATGAAATACTTCACCGGCAACCTTCTTCCCAAACGACCAAGAACTCGCCGGATAGAGCGAAGATAGAAAACACCATCCCCGGACATTCCTTTTGCAGTTCACGAAACGCGGTAAGGGCGCGGAACTGAGCCACGTCCTCAGCCGGGTGGGGCGACTTGAACGTAATCTCGCCGTGTTTGGCGCGTCCGGCTTTCGACCGGATGAATTTAAGAATCGTGTTATATTTGTCGAGGCGTTTACGGCCTCTGGTTTCATAAGGGTTTTTGGGTGACATAAGGACTCCTTTTATTCAGGGTAATATTTCAAAATGTTAGCCGTTTCGCCGTGTTCGTAAGGAACGTCTTTACGCAATACGATGCCCTTCCAGCCAGCTACCGACATACCGGCTTTCATGGCCGTGAAGATGCCTTCATCGGCTATCAGGTGCGGAGCGAAGTAAAGGTGCTTGTATCCCGTAACGATGTCCTTGAAGATCAAGAGCGCGTCGGCGGTTTCTTTTAACCGCTCCAGCCGTTCGGAAAGCCCCGGCGAGGTTTCCGTGCCGTTGAATTCCGACAACTTGAGGCAATCTATAACGTGATATTGAAATTCTTCGGGCGACTTATAATCGACTACCCCGCCGTCGAACACCAAGCCGTCGGGCATACACGAAAAGAGATCGAGCAACGGAGACACGTCGTAAGGGAAGGGCTTTAATTCGTGGTCGTATGCCGTGGCCTTGCCGTCGTCCTTGATGATGATAAGCCGGTCGCACGCTTGGTTGGCGCAAATCAACCACTTATCGGCTTCGAAGTTCGGCGGTTGGTAAGCGCGGATTCCGGTGGCGGGACTAACAGGCGTGTCCATTATTCCACCCCTTGCGCTTTGTAAATCCGTTCCAAGATACACGCCTTCAAGAGTATCAAGTAGTTGATTTCATCCCCGATCTTTTCAGCGAGCAACTCGACCGAAGGCAACTTACCGGCATCGAGGTCGTCGATTATATCCATAATCGAAACGGTATGCTTGGCCTTGAAGCCTAAGAGAGCCTTTTCCGGCGACACGCCCAGCACCCCTGCAGCCCGTTTAAAATTATGCAACTTATCAGAGCCGCGAGCGTACTCGGTAGACTTCGAACCCATCACGTCTCGGCATTGCTTGAGTGTGTTTTCTAATACGATGTCGAACCCTTTAGCGTCCATTTTAAATGCCTACTTTCTTTTTGATGTCCTGATAGCTTTCGACCATGAACTTTATAAAGCGAACCAGCCCGAACCATATCAAGATACCGGCTCCGATACTGAACAACCCCAGCACAAACTCAGGGTGTTCTTGAATGAATTGGTCGTTGCGTTGCTCCATTTTACTTCGGTAGATTATTACTGATTTTTCGCCGTCCATGTTTCCTTGTCTTCCTTTCCGTTAGATATTCCAAACACAAAAGCGCGGCGTACTTTAGTTCCTTCACTACCGTGCCTTCTTTTATTACATCGACGAACGCCTTTTCGGTCGCCGATTTAAGCCATAGTTTCATATTCATATTTATTTTTCCACTTTAATTTAGAACTATTTTTAGCTAGATGGTTATTTTCTCCAGCCCCAGCCATTCACACAAAGCCGCCTCAGCCCGTGCGCCCTTGGATGCTTCCCATCCCGGCAGGCAATAATACCCGTCCGCTTCGTCGATGATCGCCAGCACGTCGCGCCGGACAACGTCCCTAAGGTTTAGGCAATCCGGCAGCACGTCCCAATCCCAATCAACCGGCAAGGACATCGCATCGAAACCGGCTTCGCGGTCGATGTCGGCGGGGGATAAGGGCTTATGTCCGGCTACCATTAATCGTGTCGCCGCCGCGTCGAACGCGGGGAAATTAAAGAAGGGGATGCCTGTCATTTTGCCGAGGATATAAATTTTACTTGCCACCGAGAGCCTCCAGCTTCTTTTTAAGCTCTTTGAGTTCGGCATCCCTTTTAGCACACAACGTATTTGCTACTTTAGACTGTAGCTCGAATCGCTCTGCTTCCTTATGTCTTTGGTCTGCCATTTCTCTAAGCCGTTTCATCTCTTCAGGGTCGCTGTTCTTTTTGAGCTTAGTGACTTGCCCCTTAAGCGTGGTGTTCTTTTTCTTGAGGGATGCCATTTTAGCAAAATAATCAGACTCCCACTTGGATGCTCTCGCTTTCCAGTTCTCGTAATCCTCGTACCAAGCCTTCTGACTAATTATGAATTCGTGGTATTCCTTGCACAAGGAAGCATAGGCATCGTCTTTCTTCCGAATCTCCCGAAGCGCATAGGCCAACGCGCCGATAACTAATATTATTGCGTAATACATAATTTATTCCTCCCCTTTTTCTTTTACCGTTATTGGTGTTCTGTTGCCGGTGTCGTTCCCGTTGACGTTTCCGGCACATACTTAACCCCGATATAATCCAGCACCTTGCCGCATCCTAGCTTGTCTATACAATACGCCCATTGTTTAGGATGGGTGTGGAACATACGCTGGAAACGGTTCGCTCCTTTTTCAAGGTGAACACCAAACATACAGAACATACAGCCGGTGCGGTCGTACCCCATGTCGTAGATTTTTGAGTAGGGTATGTTGTTCTGTTTGATGTATTCCCAAATGTCTGATTCGTTCCAGAATGAAAGAGGGGAGGATGCGGGTGACTTTGAACCAAAAGCATTGCACCCCTGTTTTGTGTATGTCAATTCTCTTAGTGCGCTGTCTGTCGCCATTGTGCCGACAATCCTCATCCGTCCGGTTTCTTTCGCATACGCATCAGCCGGTCGTTTTTTCATTACCCCGCAGCATTTGTGTGAAACTCGAAACGGGGCTTCTAGCATGAATTGCCACTTCTTAGATAGCCTTCTACGCCCTGTGTTCTTCCCCTCTCCAGTAAGCCACTTGTGCTGAATCTCCGGCCTTATGTTTTGTGTTCGCAACTCGAAAACACATTGACTCTGCTCCTTGCTGATCACCGGATACCCGTACTTCTCGATTACTTGATTAAAAGGCATCTTGGGTTTAAGCCAGACAACTCGGTCGCCGAACGACTTAACGAACTCCCGAATTTCAGGATACTCCAAGCCGGTATCCACAAAGACGGCTGGAATCCTTGGATTGATAGACCACACCAAGTTAAGAAGCACCGTCGAATCCTTCCCTCCTGAAAAAGCGACATAACACTGATCCTCCCAATGGTCTAGCCACTCCTGTATCCGCTTCTTGGATAGGGTGACTTTAGCGTTCAGCGGCAAGGACTGGTATTGCTTTAGCTGGGAAGCTAAGATTTGTGATTTTGTTGGTTCTTCGTTCATGTGTTCCCTTTTTCTTTTACCGGCGAATAACAAGGACACGTCGATATGTCCCGCCGTTCGCCGTTACAACACTTCTTGTTCGCGAGGACGG